TAACTCAGTTCGACCAAAAGGAAAAGTTGAGATCTATCAAGTTCTTCCTGATGGAAATAAAAAGCTAGTATCCACAAGCAATCTTGTGGTCTATGTAGGAAGATCTTTAATATGCGAAAAAATCTTAGACCTAGAGAATAGCCAGAACACAACAACTAAAAGTGAGTTCATTTCATGGCTTAGTGTTGGGTCTGGGGGATGTACTCAGGGTGATCCTCTTGCTCCCATACCCCCAACGCTTACCGATGTGGGTTTAGCAAATGAGGTTCCAATCGCTTCTTCTGGAACAACACTGGCGGATCTAAGAGGGGGTAAATACTATAAGGCTCCTTTTGACGAAGTTATCTTTGAAAGAGATCCATTGAATGACGATGAGTATCTAATAGCAAAAATCGTTACCACCATTAGATCTGATTGGTGTAATGAGTACAACATCAATGAGGTTGCCTTGTGGTCATCTACATCTAGAGATGCTGGACATAGTGGCCCATTTCACTTGTATGCAAGGTCCACGTTCCCAACTTTAGTTAAAGATGCTCTTGGAATTATTCAATTTGTTTGGTATTTATTCTTTTAGGAGGACCGGGGTATGTCTAAAAAAGAAGATCTTCTTTCTTACATATTAGAGCAAATTGAAGAGGTTGAAAACTTTCCCACCGATGTCATAGCAGATAATGGGGAAAGGTATCTTGGTTGGTTAGATTTCTTAACAGGAAAGAAACTCAAGAAAAGGGCTACAGATAAAGATCTTACCAAGGTCGTCGACCGACTTACGGCGAAAATTAGTGAGCAGGTCATAAGCCCTGCATCCAAAAATAGCGACCCATCCGAGTCTAAAGGGGAAGCAGATTTTTTCGTTCCTGAATCTAAGACCGATTCCCTTATTATAAATCTCATTAAGTCTCAGCCCCTAAAGGCCGCCCTTAAACTTATGAAACCAGAATTTGTATCGAAATGGTATACCTGGTTCTCAGAAGCCAAGTACTCTGAGGCGAAGGCTAAGGCCCTAAGCCTTAAACGATATGTTAAAGGTATTACAAATGACGATATAAGAAATGCTCTCTATATTACAATTAGAAAAGAAATGAAAGTTCCGGTATCTTCATATGAGTTATTCAGAAAGAATATACAAAAACATCTAACTAGGGGAAAAGTTTTTGATGCCCTGGAAAGATTACAACAATATGATATAGTTACTGACTTCTTAGTTATCTTAGCAATAAAAGAAGCAGGCAAACTCGCCTCAGCCCAGTCAACAATTCCGGTTCTTACCAAGGAGTACATCTTGGTCCTTCGTCGTGGAATGAGAATGAATAGGACATTGTATGCTTCTCTAAGATTCCTTCTAACTAAGGCAAAATCTTATCTATCTCCAATACAAAGAAAATTGCTTTTACTAAATGTTATTTCAAGTTTATCTCGATAAAAACCTATATATACACATAGTGGGGGGTGATAGAAACAATCTTCTAATAGCAAGGGAATAAAAAATATACATAGAGTAAGTTTTTAGTAACAAACCTAGACAACAAAATCACACCTACAATACTAAGGGCAAGGAGGAAATATGCCTATTTCTCCAGGTGTTTATACAAAGATTTTTGATCTATCCACCTATGTTGAAGCAGTTCCTAGTACCGTTTCTTTTCTTGCGATCTTAAGCCGCAAAGGCGAAGATAATGTCATGAAGTTCGTTTCTTCTAGAAGCGAATTCGTATCAGAATTTGGAGAACCCAATATCTTAGACTTTGGAACTAATTATAGCCAGGGCCCCTACGTGGCTTATAATTACTTGGGGGAAAGTGGAGCCCTCTATGTCTTAAGGGCGCTCCCCACCGACGCTACCTACTCAAATCTTAGAATCAATTTAACAGATACCACGGGAGACTACACCGTTTCGACTGACTCAATTTCTGGTCTAAATAGCAAGAGCGAAATAGATACAAACTTGGTCTACGATGGAACCTCGGGAGTTATTCCTCTTTGTATCTTTTATCCTATTGGTAGAGGTGATGCGTATAATGCCGTGGGAATTCGCTTAACCGCGCATGCTAATCCTCTTGTTTACGGAGTTTATACACTCGACGTATATGAAAGACAATCAGATGGGGACGAGGTAATTTCTGAGTCTTTCGAGGTGTCTTTCGATAAGGAAGCAATAGATTCGGGTGGGAGTTCCCTCTTTATTGAAGATGTCTTAAATACGTATTCCACTTTCTTACGATGCAAAGTGGGAGATGCAGGTTACGAGACTGTAGGAAAAGTTTACGCAAAAGATATGTCTCCAGATGTTAGTGTGGTACTAACTCAAGTCTCCGCCGCCATCACTGACCCAAAACAAGACTTTTCCCTCTGGGAAAGCCAAGAAACTGGGCAAGCCGCCTACATGATTACCTGCAAGGACTCCAGAGGTAATACTATCTGGGGGTGGTTAGGCGCATCTGCCTCTAATGGAACCACCATCCATGTATTTAGCACTCAGAACCTCAACGGTGGAACTAGGGGTTGGTCTGGAGATACCGCAAGTTTTGATACGACCAGCGGCGGAATAACGTACCAAGTTAAGAAAAGCCTAGCTTCGATTGCTTCAGCTTTCGTTTCTGCCACCCCGGTTCCTCTTAGAAAGGGCTCATTGGGATCTCTTCTTAATAGCAATGGGACGGTAAATACTACCGTAGCAACCCAGTTATTATCTCAGGCGTATTTGGGGGCTATTGATCCTTCAGTCCTAGATACTGAGAATTATTACTTTAACGTTGTCTGGGATGCTGGTTATCCCACCGAGGTTAAAACTCAGATCGGATCTTTAGCAAAAACCCGAAGAGATTGTATCGCCCTTCTTGACAATGAGGACAATTCGAGTTATACCACCAGTATGCAGAAAAGATCCACCGAGCATACATTTAATTCTTTCTATATTGCCCTTTATGAGGAGTATAACAAAGTCTATGATCCATTTATTGGAAGAGACATATGGTTTAGTCCCTTGTACCATATTAGTTACCTGCTTCCAAGAAATGACTCGGTAGCAGAGGTCTGGTATCCGGTTGCTGGTTTCAATCGAGCTTCTATTGACTCAATCAAGGAGCTTAGATTTAACCCGACCCTCGCACAGCGAGACCAGATGTACTTGAAGCGGTTAAACCCTATCGTAAAATTCTTAGAAGGTTACGTGGTATGGGGACAATTAACCAGCCAAATCAAGGCCAGTGCCTTGACAGATATTAATATTGTAAGACTTGTTCTGTATTGCAAGAGGGCCCTAGAAAGATACTGTAGGAATTTTATCTTTGAGCTCAACGACGTAATTACTTGGAACCAAGTTAAGGCCGACATAGTTGACTTCTTAGAGGATATTAAGAAAAGAAGGGGCCTGTATGATTTCTCCGTGGAAGTTGGGGCCACAGAGTATGAAAGAAAGAGGAAACAATTCCACGTTAACGTAATCTTAGAGCCCGTTCGAGCGGTTGAGCAGATTAATCTCAATTTCTTCATTAAGTAACGAAAAGAGAGAATCTTGGTCCTTGCTCATCTTTGTTTGTAAGTATTAGAGAGAGGAGAGTGGTGAGCAAGGACCAAAACCAAAAAACTAGCAACGGGGACCATTAGTGATGAGAGAGAAAATAAGAAAAGAACTAATTCCTACAATAATTTTTGTAAGTATGATATGTGTCTGTTTCATTCTTCAGACGCCTTCTTTAATTAGCGCTAGAGATCCAGAAGGTCAACCAGCATCCCAATCTAGTCCACAACAAGCACCTGTACTAAAAGGCCAGTGCCCCAAAACCAAAGTGGTAGGAGATGTTTCCGATTGCTTTAGGTGCCATGTTCCCGTAACTTTTCGATTGCGAGAGCCAGACCCCCTAGAACATGTCAGGTTGCCTATGCCTAGGGTCTATCCTCAGATAGATAAAGACGGGAAGATTGAGAAAGTAACTTGGTTCCTTGAGAATATAGACTCAGAAGACGCAAGGCGCTTAATTGATTGGTGCAAGTCTAGAAACATTAAACATGTAATTATAGAAATTCAATCTCCAGGGGGATCTCTTTTTGAGGCTTGGCGAATTGTTGGTTTAATGAGAGAAGCTCAAAAAGACATGGTCATAGAAACCAGGTGTTATGGCTTTGCGGCAAGCGCTGGGTTTCTAGTTCTAGTATCTGGATCAAAAGGCCATAGATTTGCATCTAAAACTGCCCATCTTATGTGGCACGAATTGTTGGCATTTTCTTTATTCAAAGTGGAAACCCCAAGTAGCTCGGAAGAGACATCTAGGGTTCTAAGGAAATTTCAAGATATTGCCAACACGTACATAGCAACCAATTCATGTAGCAAGAAAGAAGATTTAGATAACCTAATTAAGAATAAAAACTTCTGGCTGAGTGGAGAGGAAGCGCTAAAGTACTGCTTCGTAGATGGGTTGATAGAAAACTAAGAGAGGTATTAGTATCTCTCTTTTCTTCTCATTTCCTCTAGCATTAGAACAAAAAAATACCCATCCATACCTCCTTTCCTAAAGGGAGAGAGCTCAAAAAAGGGCTCTCTCCCTCCTTTCAAGGTTTTTTCTAAGAAAATAGCATAGCAAAAATTAAACCTCAAAATCACACCCTTTTTGATATCGAAATATGGAATTTGGAACCTATTTTGGTAACAATTTTATTATAAATGTACAAAAAAATAACTTAAATTTGTCACAATGAGACAATCTCAAAAGACTCACTAATAAAGGAATACAGAGATAAGAAAGATTCGCTCTTTTTTTCTTGCTCCTCCTTGGAGCTAGAGGAATCAAAAGAAGGAGGAGAGGAAGGAAGGGAAGAATCCAAGGAGGGGGGTAAATCTTCCTTCTTTTTTTCTTCTGGTAACAAAGAAGGAGAAGGAAGATCTTTCTTTCTAGAAGAACTCTTCTTTTTTATTGCTCCACCCAAAAGAATAGCCTCAAGCATCGTAGGGTCAAAACAAGTCTCTAGACACTCACACTCATAACTTTTTAAAAGAGAAAACTTAGATTCAATCTTTTCAATAATATCCTTCGCTTTCCTACCTTTTTTGGTATAATAGACTGAGTTCCTGGTAAGATTGAGTTTCAAGATACAGTGCTTTAAGAAAACAAGCAAATCCTGCTTATCAAGTCCCCAAAGCGAAGTCCCAAAATGATTAAAACATCCATTCAAAAAATAATTAAACTCTCCATTCCTAAGAAACAATCTAATGAGATACGTATTTGTGATCTTAGAATCTTTCTTAATATGAGATGGAACTGGAGTATCTTCTCTAGAAAATAACCAGTCTATGACATCTTTAAATACGTTTCCGGATGGTACGATCCTGCTAAACGCACCATCTACAATTTGCTGAGATAGGCTACTTAGATCCATTTTCCAAGAATTTCCCCAATTGTACTAGAAACAAAGCGGTAGAATGAAGAACACCGCGAAGTTACACCCAAATCTTCTAGATGCAAACGAAATTGACTCGGATCTCTTTGTATTGATTTGATCTTAGAAATTAGTTCATCCACACTATCATAAAGGTTCGAAGAGGGGAGAACTTCCGGATAAGAAAACTTATTTGGGGCCAATGGTACAGCACCCCCAAGAATGGCATCTATTATTTGGTAACCAAATGTTTCTTCCTTACTTGTAGATAGAACGATGAGGCACTTAGAAATAAAATCATAGTACTGGTTCCAGGTTATAGTATCTGGTCGAATAATCTTACAACCAATCTCCCTTTGGACCCGTTTCTCTATTCTTTTTGTAACCTTTTGGATACATGGTCTGGCCAGGGACGCGATGCTAATCGATCGATCTAAATTTCGTTGTCTTTCCATAAGCTTTGATTTACTTCCCGTTATATAAGATGGGGGAAGAGGTACTCCTGATACAAAGATT